CATCCCCGTTGGCTCATGGGGCTGCCGCCCGAGTGGGACGATTGCGCGGTTATGGCAATGCAATCGTTGCCCAAGCAGCGCAAGCGTTCGTCGAAAGCGTGATGTGAAAATATTTGCGCTAAGTGCAATAATGTTGTTGCCAGCGTTTGTGGATGTTGTAAGGTGTCTACAAGAACACCGCAACACGAAGGGAAAAACAAAATGACCACCAAAACTATAGAAGAGCTTGAAGCCGCTTTTGCAAAACTTGCGGCTGATTATGAAATTGCTCGTGATGGTATTTTTGAGTCAATGCGCATGTTTTCCCAAGTTTTGACAGATAAGGCATTCGCCACGCGGGATGTTGTGTGGGCTGATTACTGCAATGCTCAAGAAGAACTTGGAAAAGCTAAACTACAACAGAGAGAAACAAAATGATCACCATGACAATCGCTGGGAACGTAGGCAAGGACGCTGTTTTGCGCAACACGCAGGGCGGCGAACCCGTGCTGGGCTTCTCAATCGCCATTGACAACGGCAAAGACAAGAACGGCCAGAAGCGCGACAGCACTTGGGTGCAATGCAGCATCTGGGGCAAGCGGGCTGACAGCCTAAGCAGCCACATCGTCAAAGGTACGAAGCTGGTGGTGTCTGGTCGCCCCGGCGTGGATGTTTACGAAGGCAAAGGCCGTCTGACGCTTTCGGTGCAAGACCTGACGTTTATGGGCGGCACGAAGGAACGCAGCGAACAGGAACCGCAGCAAAATAGCCGCGATGATCTTGAGGACTCGATCCCATTTTGAGCGAGCGCATGGAATATAACATCGTCAAAGACCAGCGCGGTGTCCTGCACACCATGCTGGACTCAATGAAGCGCGGCGACGAGGTGGTATATCACATAGGTGAATACGCCGCAGGCAAGCACAAGGCTGATGCGTTGGAACTCTACAACCAAGGCAAGTGCATTCTTTACCAGCGCAGAATGGGTCCGGGCAAGTTTGCTTACATCGCCCGCAAACCAATAAAGCTGTGAGGGTCTGGCAAGTGGGTGATCCAGTGGGAATGGGTGAGGTCAACTTGCAAAGCAGAGACAGCAAGGAAGCCTATAACGCAGCGTGTAATGAGGAAATCCTAGACAGCGCTGCACGATACGCGATGGAACTGAGGACAGTTGAGGCAAGACGGGATTTCATTGCGACCTGGCCGGAGAGTCGGCGCAATGCACTCAAAGCAAAAATTAAAACCCTGTGGGAGACACGGAATGACTGACGCACTTATGGACCGCATCAAAGCGCACCGCAGCGCCCCAGATGTTTACGATCCGCCAACATTTGACCAAATGGCCGACCGCATAGCACAAACCGAAGCCAACATCGCCAAGGCAGTCGTAATGCTGAAAACTATGGCAGACTATAACAAATACATAATTGCGCCATTTCTGGCTGAACTACGGGGGAAAGAATGACTGACGGCGGCAACGTAATAAATTTATTTGAACCTGATATTTCGGTCAACCAAGTGCTGGCTGCGGCGGATGACAAGGGTTTGGAATCTGTGCTGGTGCTGGGCGAGATGTCGGACGGCAATATGTATGTAGCGTCATCGGCTGGGGTGTCTCGCAAAGATGCTTTGTGGCTGATCGAGATGGCGAAGGTCTTTGCCATACTGGGAGATGATGATGAGTGAAGTTCGTCGCAAACCGATTGAAATCGAAGACGAGGAAAGCATCATTTACACCTGCTTCACAGAGGATCACACCGCCCGCGACATTATCCGCTACTTGCTATCCGAGGGATTGGACGCCGAAGAACTGATTTACCACATCAGCGATCCAACTTTGCTGGCTAAACTTGAGGGGAAAAAATGAGTAACGATCTGATCAAGCGGCTGCATAATGTCCGCTTAGAGGGGGTGCAAGAACTCTGCTGGGAAGCCGCCTACCGCATCGAAGATTTGAAAGAGAGCAACAAAGAACTGACCCTGCAACTGCTTGCTACAAGCGGACAGGCCGCAGATGCGTTGGACAAACTCGCCAAGGCAATGGAGTATCTGCGGAAGATTGCAGCATACACGCACATCGGAACGCACGAACAAGGCATTGTCCAAAACGCCGAAGCACGGATTGCTTGCACCGCGCTGGCTGAACTGGAGGGTGGGGAATGATTGTAGAGATTCGAGGCCAAAGATTTCCTACAGTCCGCGCAGCTGCGGCAGCGATGGATGTGACAGAAGAGGCGGTCTATTCAGCACTGGCTCGCGGGCGCATGGACGTGGTAGGTCTAGGCACAACAAAAAAGAGACCCGTCACCATTGAGGGTGTGCATTTCCCCACAATGGCCGCAGCGGCAAGAACGCTCGGCTTTAGTTCATCGCACTTCAAGCGGGTTATAGACTCAACTAACCCAGCAACAATTTTGCGGATAAAGGCAGCAGCCATTCGCTACAAGGAAAGCATCAAATGAACCGCGAAGAAATCCTACAGACCGCAAGCCAATACATCACCAAAGACCGCGATGCGACGCACGGGGATGCAGAAGACAACTTTGACAACGTAGCAGACCTCTGGTCGTGGTGGATGCACGGGCGCGAGATATGCACCGTCAATGGCTTCGACGTTGCCATGATGATGACGCTGTTCAAAATTGCCCGCATCAAAGGCAACCCAGATCACGTCGATTCATATGTAGATGCAAATGGATATTTGGCACTGGCAGGGGAAATCCAATGCATGGAACGCTAGACCGCCAGAAGGACGAGCAAATCCTCATGGCGCTGCACCTCGTTGAGAACGTGGGCCTAACCCACAAGGACGCAGCACATCTGGTTGGCATGACCAAGAACGCCTGCATCGGGGCCATTGCACGGGTGCGTAATGAACCTACAGGCGTCCATAGCATCATCAGGAACCCAGAGAACAAAGACCGCAGCCAAAAGCCGCTGTGGTGGTTTGATCCAACGTCTGAATTTGGGTTATCAGTGCTTGATAAGGTTGCCAGATTGAAACAACCACAAAACTGATGTAAGATGCCGCAGCGACCGACACCGCTATGTGTCGAGATGAGGATGTCATGGCTGCTGGTAGACCAACTGATTACACACCCGAGATCATCAAGGCTGCTTGGGATTATGCTAAAGGCGGGTGGATCGCAGCAGGTGACAAGGTGCCATCGGTTGCGGGTCTGGCTTGCGAAATTGGCATTCACCGAGAGACCTGTCATGATTGGGCGCGGGACAAGGACAAAGAATTTTCCGACATCCTCAAGGCAATCGCGCAAAAGCAAGAGCGGGAGTTGCTGAATAATGGCCTGTCTGGCGACTTTAATTACTCGATCACCAAGATGATGCTGTCCAAGCACGGCTACTCTGACGCGACGAAGCAGGAACTGTCTGGGCCATCAGGCGGTGCAATACCAATCGAGATCAAGCGGACCATCATTGATCCATCAGAGGCGTGACATGGGCATTTTTGACTTACCTACTGGCGCAAACCCAGCCAAAGACACGCCAGTTGGCAAGGATGAAATGGGCCGCACCATTTACCAAACAGGCTATGGTGCGCGGTATGTGATGCCTGACGCGCCAAAGTCAGAAGCGAGATTCCCAACCAACTTTGCGTATGAGATGACAACGCCGCAAGAGCGTGCAGCCATTGCAGCGAATCCACCAGCACCGCAGCCGGAGCCAAACATCCTAAGCGGCACTGGCATTGTGGGAACGCTGGGGAATTTCAACCAAATGTTAAACCCGGTTGAAGCAATCGGTCAGTCAATGTCTGCATCGCAGCAAATGCTTGCGCCAGAGACTGCGGGATGGGATCGAGTCACCGCGCTTGGTAACATGTTGTCGGGTGTGGCAGGCGTCACAGCACCTGCTGCCGCTGCCTATAAAGCCGCAATGCCTGCTGCGACAGCGTTGATGGAAAGTTTGCTTGGATGGTCGCCACTGCGTCAGACCATCGTAGACCGCGCAACCCAGCCCGGTCCTATGCCAACCCTATACAGCAACCCAATTGCTGGCGATGTTGGTAGACCGCCAGTGACGTTTGCGGATGCCGAGCGGGCGATGCAGGAAGCGCCACTGGCAAGCATCCCACGCATTACGCCATCTGACTTGCAAGGTGCGAGAATTATTCCAACAGTCGCGGATCTAACGCGGGCTGGCGGTTATTATACGGGCATCGACGCATCAAGGATTGATGTGCCTGAGCCAATGATGGGTGGCCCGGGCTATCCACTATTGAAGTCAAGCCAAGATGCAAGATTGGCATGGGCGGTTCAAGGC